CGAAAACTAAGCTAGCTCTCGGACGCTTGCGTCTAAACAACTCCGGATGTTTAGAGAAACCAAGATCAAAAGGTGGCACAGTTCAACATTACGTTGACCTTGCCTTGGAGGAAGAGGAGGGACAGTACCGTATCCCTGCTCTACAGCGCGACATACCCGGTGCGGCGTTAGCACCAGATCCGGACGGTTTCGATGACGACTCACCGGCCCGAAAAGCTTCATGGAAGCCCGTAGGACAGCAGCCGATAGAACCGAAACTTGTCGGCGAGTTGATTCGCGCTGACGGGGGCGTCACTATTGAGCGAGAAATAGTGACCGTCACTGACGCTGCCGCATATCTGAACGACGGTAAGACCGTGAGCGAGATATACGAGAGCCAAAGGCGACGGAAAGGCCGTGATGAGGGCGTACCGGATGAAGGGCCGTGGGTGCTGGAGGAAGAGAGTATCCAGCCGACCGTAGTCATCAGTACGCTTGGAGGAACCGCGAAGGGTTCAGCCATCCGGACTAGCGCAGTGCCCCACAAGGGGACGGCAGTGCAATTGTCAAATAGCACTGCCTCAAGGACCGCCGAAGTGATAATCGATGACCCCACTCGCAGTCTGGCGATTGAACTAGTGGCCCAATCAATAGCAACTGATGATCTTGCCGCACTCGCAGAGGAGTGGGAAGGGAGCGATCAGAAACCGTTGATGAAGCCGACAGTAATCCAAGAGCGTGGACAGAAGACGAGGGTTGCATCGAAGTCACAAGCCGCGTTGGTCGTTATGACACAACGGGTTAACGACGGTATGATTAACCTTTTGAAACATGATAACTCCGCCAACTACTCCTTTGGTGACAATCAGCGCAACGTACCACACGCTTTTAAACGTGCGGCAACGAAGTCAATATCTGCTAAGCTAGGGATGGAAGGGCTTAGCGCGGACCTCTCAAAGGCCTCGGACTACATCCAGTTCAGCGTGGCGCTAGCTGTGATGGAGGGTTTCCAAGACGCGATGGGTGATGCTTATATGTCCAGCGACATGTTCGAACATGTACTTCACGCTATTGGTCCAATGCAACTCGACAACCCCACGGCGGGCAGGGAGGAGATGTTATGGAGCGAGGCGGGA